AAATTTTGACGATATAACCACAAGAAACTTTGATGGTGGTACTACAAATGACAATGTTCCATCAACTGGAACTTATGAATTTGCAAATGTCATAGATTTAGGAAGTACACAAACAACTAGATTGACTGCGAATATTACCCAAACCACAGATGATAGAGATAGATTGTTTGACAACGTATCAGGATTATTTGACGACCAAGCATCTAACTTTGATGGTGATGCATCTGTGAACGCATCTAGTCATTTAGAGATTGCTACATCTACAGATAACTCTACTTATACATCATTTAGAAATTTCAATGTAGGTGATTATTCAGCAAGGTATTTTAAATTCAGATTAATAATGCAGAGTTTAGATAACTCCGCAACTCCTGTGGTATCAGCACTTTCCGTAAACGCTGATATGATTGAACGTCTAGTATCTGAGAATGATGTGGTTTCTGGAGCAGGAACAAAATCAATTACATTCTCACCAGTTTTTATTTCTACACCTGCAATTGGTGTATCAGCACAAGGATTGGCAAGTGGTGATTTTTATGAAATAACTAACAAATCAGTATCAGGCTATGATATAACATTTAAAAATTCAGGTGGCACTGCAATTAGTAAAACATTTGACTATATAGCGAAAGGACATTAAAAGTAAGTTATGGCACAACACGATATGAATATCGCTAATCAGGGTTTCCCTGCAACCAGAAGCGATATAAACAATGCATTAGCGGCAATCAATTCAACACATTCAGGCTCTTCAAGACCAAGTGGAGCAGTGGCAGGTACTATTTGGCTAGATACTACTAGTGCGGCTACACCTACTTTGAAATATTATGATGGCTCAGATGACATCTCTTTAGCTACTCTTGACCATTCAGCTAATACAGTTAATTGGTTAGATAGTTCAGTTGTTGCTGATTTAGTAAACGACACTTCACCTCAGCTTGGTGGCGATTTAGATGTCAATGGTAATCAATTCGTATCTGTTTCAAATGGTAATATTCAATTTACACCTAACGGAACAGGTAAAATATTATTTGATAATGTAGCTTATTCACCTACAGGAACATTAACAGATGGTGCAACAATTAACTGGGATACATCAGCAATCCAAGTAGCACAAGTGACTTTAGGTGGTAATAGAACTTTTGCAGCACCTACAAATCTCATTGATGGTGCATTTTATGCCTTAGTGATTATTCAAGATGGTACAGGCTCAAGAACTGCCACATTCAATTCTGTATTTAAGTTTGCGGCGGCAACTGCACCTACACTTACTACAACTGCAAGTGCGAGAGATATTATAGTTTTTCAATCAAATGGAACAAATTTATATGAAACAGGAAGGAGTTTAAATCTTACATAATGTTTGCTTTAGTAGAAGATGATGCTTTTGTTAGGATAGTTAATTCTAACAAAGGAATACAAATAGATGATAATCAATATCCTAAAACAATTTTTTCATTATGGTCAAACGCTGAGAGGGAAGCGATTGGCATATATGAAGTGGTCATGGATACAACTAATTACAAAGATGAAGCATATTATATCAATACTAATGTTAGTTATGCCTATTCTAGTGGTACTGTCACTGGAAGTTATGGCACTGCAACTGCAAAACCTTTAGATGATATTCTATGGGCAGATGGTGATGATGATATGCCTTCAGATGTTTCTGTTGGTGATGTCAAAGTCAAAGGACTAAAATCATTAGAGATTGAAAAAATTAAAGCACAAGCAAGTGGACTATTATCCCCTACAGATTGGCATGTAGTCAAAGCAACTGAAGTAGCTGATTATGATGTTCCAAGTAATGTTGCAACTTACAGAACTAATGTAAGAGCAAAATCTAATGAAATGGAAACACAGATTAATGCATGTTCTGATGTTGATGCTTTAAAAACTTTATTCACTTGGGTGTATGACGAAGATACAAATACAACCTCAAGACCATTAGCTAGTTTCCCAGAGGTGATATAAATGACATTCCCAATTCTAGGTGGGAATAGTGCAGTCAGTGCAGGTGCTTATAGCATAGATAATTCCCTAAGATTTAATGATGATGATACTGCTAAACTAGCGGCAACACTTAGTGCAAGTAATAGAAAAACTTTTACTTGGAGTGGTTGGGTTAAACGTTCAAATCTAGGTACAATACAAGGATTATTTTCAGTTGATACAGGTGCAAGTGAATCCACATTAGGTTTTTTGGCAGATGATACTTTAAGATTTGCTTTAGGTCTTGCTCCTACTTATCCTCTAATAGAAACTACTCAAGTTTTTAGAGATGTTTCAGCTTGGTATCATATAGTTTGTGCTTTTGATACGACTCAAGCTACACAAGAAAATAGGGTAAAACTTTATGTTAATGGAAGTCAAATAACTGCTTTTGACACAGCATCATATCCTCCACAAAATGCTGATACAGAATTTAACACAGCCAACCCCCATGAAATTGGTTTTTATTCTAATCAAACAGGCGGTGCGGGTTATTTTGATGGCTACATGGCAGACGTTCATTTCATAGACGGAACTGCTAAAACACCTACAGACTTTGGAGAGTATGATGAAGATAGTGGTATATGGAAACCAAAAGAATATGACGGTAGCTATGGCACAAATGGGTTTAAACTTGACTTCTCAAATAGTGGTAGTCTTGGTGCTGATAGTTCACCTAATAGTAATAACTTTACTCCTACTAATTTAGCATCTACTGACCAAACAACAGATACACCGACTAATAACTTTGCTACTTGGAATAATAATATTGCTATGAATAGTACAGCAACTATAGCCGAAGGTAATTTAGAGGCTACAACAGGCACTAATTATGCGAATTATGCTTCAAATGCTTGGTTTTCATCTATTGGTGTATCAAGTGGAAAATGGTATGCAGAATTTAAACTTTCAGCAGGAAGTGCTGACCAAGCACAAATTGTTGGTGTTGCATATAATTTATCTAAATTTCAACAAGGTAGTAGTGGTAATGCCTATGGTCTTTATGATAACGATAATGGTTGGGGATATATAGGAGCAGAAGGCAAAGTAAAAAATAATAACTCAGATGTTTTAACAGGATTAACGACATGGTACACAAATGCAATCATAAGTGTAGCTTTAGATTTAGATAATCATAAATTGTATTTTAGAATTAATGGTGCATCTTGGGAAAATTCTGGAAACCCAGAAAGTGGTGCAACAGGAACAGGAGCAGTATCATTAACTTCAAACCAAGAATACTTCTTTGCAGTAAGTGATGCTTCTATAAGCCAATATTACACATTTCAAGCAAACTTTGGTAATCCTGTTCATTCAATCTCATCTGGCAACACAGATGACAACGGATATGGAAACTTTGAATACGCACCACCCTCTGGCTATCTTGCACTATGTACTCAAAACCTAGCAACTGAATTATCCCCTACGATTGATGATGGTAGTCAGCATTTTAATACTACCCTTGTGACATCAACAGGCTCAGATATAACTATCAATACAGGATTTAAGCCTGATTTACTCTGGACTAAAAGTAGAAGCTATGATGCTAGACATGAACTACATGATAGCACAAGAGGAGATAACAAAAGATTAGTAACTAATTTAGAAACAGCAGAAGAATCTTTTACTAGTTATGTATCATTTTTAAGTAATGGTGCAACATTTGGAACAAATGTTCCTCATGCTCTAGCAGGTGGTGGCTCAGGTCGTACAGGAGTTGCATGGTCATGGAAGGCAAATGCAGGAACTACATCATCTAACACATCTGGAAGTGTCACATCAACAGTACAAGCTAACACAACAGCAGGTCAAAGTATTGTGACTTTCACTTCCCCAAGTGCAGGAACATACACGATTGGTCATGGTCTTTCTACCGCCCCTGATTTGGTCATTTACAAAGCAAGAGGTGCTTCTTCGCCGTGGTGGACTTTTTTTACATTACTTGATGGCTCTGTAGATTATGTATCTTTAAATAGTACTGGTGCTAAAGCTGATGATTCCGCAAGTTTATCCGCACCAACTTCAAGTGTATTTAGTTTAGTAAATAATTATGCACCAACTAATACAACCGCAGTAGCATATTGTTTTCATTCAGTAGAGGGATATAGCAAAATTGGCAAATACACAGGAAACGGAACAGGAAGTTTTGGACCATTTGCAGATGGAACATTTGTTTACACAGGATTTAAACCAGCTTGGGTAATGATTAAAAGAATAGATGGTGCGAATGGTTGGACTATTTTTGATAACAAAAGAGACCCTTATAATGTTGTTGGTAATCAATTAATTGCTAACTCAAATGGTGTAGAAGAAGCTGATGCTTCACATCATGCAGAAAGAGATTATTACTCTAATGGTTTTAAATTAAAAGGAAATGGTAATGATATTAATGCCAGTGGTGCTAGTTATCTCTACATGGCATTTGCAGAAAGCCCATTCGTAAGTTCATCTGGAGTTCCTAATACGGCTAGATGAAGAAAGATTGGTTTATATGGCTATGTTCTTTTGTTTTAATATCTTTAGTTTTAGGTTTAGCATTTAGTAAAAAAGCTTATGCAGAAACGAATACTGTTAGTTCTACTGTAGTTAATAACACCCCACCCACTGCTAATTCACCTGCGGTCAATATAGTCAATAGTGATGTATGTAAGACATCTAGTGTTGGTGCAATTCAACTACCTTATATTGGTGCATCTGGTGGCACTACAATAACCGACCTTAACTGTGAAAGAATTAAATTGGCTCGTAGTGCTTACAGTATGCAAATGAAGGTCGCGGCTATTAGTATTTTGTGTCAAGACTATCGTGTTTTTGACGCCATGATAATGAGTGGAACTCCTTGCCCATACATGTCATCCATAGGCACTGACGCATTAGATGCTTGGCAAACAGAAGAAGGACAAAAATTAATTCCAGAAGGTAGCCAATATAAAACAGTTCTTCTAGAACAAACACAACTAAAACCAGTTAAAGAAGAAGGGGATTGGGATGCAATTAAAGATTTTGGTCTTATTGCTCTTAGTATGCTTCTCTTATTCTAAGGCTCAAGACTGTTCCACTGATACAATAGGTTTATGTACTCCCTCAGTCACAGATGTGATTGTTGAAGATAAAGTCATTGAAGAAGATAGTGATAGTACAGGCATCACTATTATTGAAACTATAACCACCACCACAACTACAACCACAGTCACTAATCAAGATAGTGGCGATTTATTAGATGGAACTAACGGATTTGTTTCTACATCTAAAGAAGGTGATATGGATATTGATTGGGGTGGACAAGGAAGTGCATCCATGCCGAGTGGCTCTTCTTGTTATGGATTAGGTACTGATAAATGTGCTATGATTACAGGGGGTGGTAATAATACTTCTACTATGGGTGTTGCAGGTATGGGTACAACTTTTATTCAAACGATAGATATTTCAGAACTAGATATTAATTATGGCGGCACAACTGAATACACAATCAAAGTAGATAAACAAGATAAAGAAGATAGAATTTATATGCACATCACAGGTAGAAACGGAACTACCAATGTCTTTAATGGTACTAATATATTATCAGAAACAGGTATAGCGAGTGGATATCAGCAATATTCTGGTAATTTTGATTTTTCTGGTAAATTAACAACCCTTATTGTTGAGGTGGGTGGTAGAGATATTAACTTAGCCGTTGGTCCTGTATTTGATGATGTGACTATTAATGTTCTCTACAACGTTATTGAAACTATTGTCACCCAAGAGATAACTAAACTAGAAACTTTTATTGCTTTAAATTTAGACCAACCAGAATTAATTGAAGTAGCTGAAACTGTTTTTGAATTTAATGATATATCTAAGCAAGATGATTTTATTATGTTTGAACCAATAGAACCAGAACCTATGGAAATATCTTATGAAGCTATTGAAGCAGAAATAGAAGCACCTGTTATTGAAGAAATAAAAATAGAAGAAGCACCTATGGAAGAAATTATAGAAGTTGAAATGGAAGAAATCGTAGAAGAGATTGTAGAAGAGCCTGTAGAAGAAGTTGAAGTAGCAAAGGTTGATGAACCTGTAGATGAACCTGTAGAAGAACAACCCCAAAAAAAAGAAGAACCAGAGCCAAAAGAAACAAAACAAGAAAAAGCTAACAAGATAGTTAAGAAAATGGGTGATAAAGGTAAATATGATGCCAACAATCAAACAAAGACTTTAGTTGTGATGCAAGTCTTAGCTGATAGTAAAAGCTTCTTTGACCAACCACAACTACCTCAGATACAAGGATTTTTTGATAATAGAACTTTGCCAGATGGTGAAATAGTTGATAATAATATTTTGATGTATAACTTGTTTATGAACAATGATTTAGGACACAATGAATTAGTGGATTTACAATGGCAGAAATAGAATATCAAGGAATGAAATTTAAAGGTGGTAAAATATTTATCATCATTTCACTTATTGGAACAATTATTGGTGGTGGTTGGACTGGATTTACTTTTTATCAAGACTACCTAGATATGAAGGAAAAAATACAATCCTATACTGCACCAGATTTAAGCCATATTGATGAACAAATAGCAGTATTAAAATCAGAAATATCTTCAGTTCTTGAAGAAGTTAGTCTAGTCAATGATGTAGCTAGTCAAATGCAAACAACTATAAGAGAAGATTTAAAATTAATTAAATCTGATGTAAGAGCCATAGACAAGGTAGTTAATGATATTGAGGATAGAGTTAAGGCTAATGAGAGAGAAATATCTACAGATTTTAAGATTTTAGAAAAAGAAATAGATGATAAGATAAGAAAAGCATTAAATAACCCATTAGCAGGAGTAAAATAATGGCAACACAAAGCGAACTACAAGAACAGTTAAAAAAAGCAAAAAGAGAATTAAGAGAAGCAAAAGAAGAAGTAAAAGAATATAAAATTAGAGAACAACTTTACCTTGAAAGACTAGATAACTGGGCAGAGAAAAATCAATATTTAAATAATAAAATTTCTAATATGACTATGGATGATGTTGCAAAAATGCAACGTGCAAAGGCAGAATACACAGAAAAATATCTTAAAGATAAAGAAATAGCTGAAACATTTGACAAACAAGTAGAAGTGAAGTTAGATACCGCAGGAATAAACAATGGCGACACAAGCAGAGAAAATCAACAAGCTAGATAAAGAAATAGCTTTAATTCAGAAAGATATTTCTGTGATTAAAAATAATCACCTTAAACACATTGAAACTGATATTAAAAAAATAAATTATGTTCTCTGGTCAGTTGGCATATTAGTATTATCTAATCTCATTATTCTACTTAGAGATATTCTTCTTTGAATATACCTGCAATATTCCTATTAGGGTGGTTTTGCCTTAATGGTGAATGTTTCAGTGTAAATGAAGAACACAAATCCGTACAGGATTGCAAAAATCAAGGAATGCAATTAAAGTCAATGTTAGATGAACAAAATATTCGCAAATATTTTTTATCTTGTATTGATATCAATACACCCACTTACTAGAGGTTCTAAATGGATGAGAAACAACAAAAGGGTGTAGCATCCGAACTAATTGCTGAATATTATCTAACTAAAGCAGGATATTTTGTTTATACCAAAAAATCAGTTCAATCACCTGTGGACTTAGTTGCCATCAAACCAGAAACAGGCGAGGTACTTTTAGTAGATGTTAAAACCGCTAGTATTAGAATGAGTGGTGCAAGGATGGGTTCTACTATCCGCAGGGTATTATCAGACGAACAAAAACGCCTTAATGTCAATTTGTTATATGTTTATGAAAATAAGATGTGCGAATTGATTAGTTATGAAGGTGATAATATAATAACAACAATTCTCAATGAAGTATTAGATTAAGGAGGTACAATGAGAATAGTAAAAGTTGGTAAAGAAATACGCCTAACAATGACTAATGAAGAAAAAGACGAAATAACAGAAAGAAATAGTTTAGATTTGCATATAGGCTATCTAAACGTCTTACAACAAGACATCAGTAAGGTTTTGACAGAATTACTACCAAAGGTTAAAAAGAAGAATGGATATTAATAGATTAAGAGAGAGCGTTATTGCTCATGAAGGCATCCGCTACAAAGCTTATGCCGACCCTATTCTTGGTGCTTCAGCTATGACAACAGGAGTAGGTCATTTAATTAGATTACCCCAAGAAGAAGAACTCTTAGAAAAAGAACTTACAATGGATGAAGTTTTGGAAATATTAAATTCTGACATTGAAGTAGCTATCAAAGATGCAAGAAAATTCATTGACGAAGATAGCATCCCTGAAGAAGCATTTGAAATAGTTGTTGAGATGAGTTTTCAATTAGGCTACCCCAGACTATCAGGATTTAGAAATTTTCAAGCCGCACTAAAAGAAAAAGATTTTGTAAAAGCATCAGCAGAGATGTTAGATAGTAAGTGGGCAAGACAAGTTCCTGCACGAGCCAAGAACTTAGCTGACAAAATGGGTGAAGTATAATGTGGGGAATGCTTTTAAAACCACTTATGGGTGTCGCTATTGATGGTGTCAAAGGTTTTGTTGAAACTAAGAAATTAAAGAAAGAACAAAAATTAGCACAGATAAAAGCTGAAACTTCTATTATTGAAAAACAAATTAAAGGGGAAATGGATTGGGATATTGAAGGGATTAAAAATACTAAAGGTAGTTGGAAAGATGAATATCTAACTATTTTATTTTCTATTCCATTATTATTATGCTTCTTACCTTTTACAGTTG